TGGTTGAAGGCGTTGGCGGTGGCGATCTTGTCGGCGTCGCGGGTGGCCTGGCGCTGGGCGGCGCGCTGCTTTTTGTCGTCGTCGGCCTGGCCGTAGGTGACGCTGCCGGTGACCTTGAGATTGCGGTCGTCGTAGTTGGCCTTGGTGCCGATGTACGCGGCGCGCTGGGCCTTGTTGGCCTTGAGCGACTTCCAGGCTTTTTGGGCGGCTTTGAGCGCCTTGGCGCGGCTGGCGTAGGTGCCGGGGATGGCCTTGTATTGGCCTGTGGTGGGGGCTGCCGTGGTGGCGATGGGTTTGTTGCGCTCGGCAGCGTCTTCGGCGTTGCCCCAGATGAGTTCGCCCTTGGTGGCTAGGCCGGTGTCGTGCCAGAGGGCGCGGACGGCGGTGTAGGTGGCGCGGTCGGCGATGGCGAACTGGTGGCGGTCGCCGCTCTGGCGCTTGATGACGACGGCGGGGATGGGCTTGCCGCTGGCGGTGACGCAGCCTCCGGCCGGGATGAATAGCAGATGCCCATCCTTGACGGTGGCGATGGCGTCGAATTGCTGGGCGAGCCGGGTGAGCAGGTTGGCGCCGGATTCGTTGGTCTGGTCGATGTGGTCGATGGCCTGGTTGGCGAGGCTGGCCGGAATGACGGGCTTGAGGTCGTTTTCGTCGGCCATGGTGCGGACGATGGCGCCGAGGGTGGTGGCGTGCCAGGAGCGTTCGCGCTGCTGCGACAGACCAGCGCGGAGGTCGGCGGATTTGGCGCGGATGGTGAGGATGTCGGGCGCGCCGCCGTGGGTGACTTCGTCGACGGTGTAGGTGCCTTTGGGGATGGGGCCGGCTTTTTGCCAGCCAAAGGCGAGGGCGATTTCGGCGCCGCGCGGCGGGAGGTCGAGGGCGCCGTCGCTGTCGTCGAGTTCGAGCTCGAGGGTGTCGGCTTCGAAGCCGCGGTTGTCGGTGTGGGTGAGGCGGAGCAGGCGCGGCCGGATGAGGCTGTTGAGGCTGGTGCCGTCGACGGTGATGTCGATGACGGGGGCCGGGTGGTCGGTGCGGATCAGGGCGTCGAGGAGGCTCATTTGAGGTTGAGGCGCTTGATGATTTCGCGGCCGGTGGAGCCCATGCGGCTGGGGTCGTCGTCGACACGGGCGAGCTTGAGGCTGAATTCGATCTTGCGCGGGGCGCCGTCGGGGAAAAACTCGGTATGGGTGGTGGCTTGCTCTTCGATGACGTAGAGGCCGTAGACGAGGCCGGTGCCTTCGATGAGCGGCCAGGCCTTGCCTTCGTCGGCCATGGCTTCGAGCATTTCGAGGCTGAGTTTGCCGCCGGTGAGTTCGGGGTAGAGGACGCCGGACAGGGTGATGGTTTCTTCGCCCCGACCGATGAACTGGCGGGTGGGCCGGGCGCCGATGCGGCTGTTGGCCGGGTGGCGCCAGGCGAGCTGGCGCTGCAGCTGCTGGTAGGGGACGGTGTAGAGGCTGAAGACGAAGAAGCCGAGGGCCATCATCGTCGAGATTTGGGAGAGTCCGTACATTTAGTTGTCGTCCAGTTTGCGCAGGATGGCGTCGGCGCGGCGGTCGGCCAGCCAGGGCAGGGCGATCATCAGAATGGCCAGCACGGGGATGGCGAGGGCGGTGACGATGAGGATGGTGGAGAGGGTTTCTTCGAGGGCCATGGCTTACTCCGTGTCGCGCAGGCGGCCGCGGGAGCGGGCGGCCTTCTCGCGATCGAGGCGTTCGATTTCGGCGCGGATGTCGCGGGCGAGGTCGGCGTTGCTGGCGCCGGGCTGCGTGGCGACGCTGATGTTGTAGGTGCTGTTGCCGGCGATGCGCGGCATGAGTGGCGAGGCGGAGATGGGCGCGGTGGTGCTGCCCGTGTTGCCGGATCCCGAGAAGAGCAGGCCGCCGGTCATGATGCGGAGGTTTTCCTTGAAGCGGGCGATCTTGGCGAGCAGGCCGTCGATCAGGCTGCCGAACCAGGTGCCGATGCGGTCCCAGTTTTTGTAGATCAGGGTGGCGGCGACGGCAATGCCGGTGAGGGTGAGGCCGATGGGGTTGGTGAGCAGGGCGGCGCCAACGACACGGATGGCGGTGGCGATTGCGCCGAAGGCTCCGGCACCGGAGAGGCCGAGGGTGACCATGGAGAACTTGAGGGCGGCGAGCGGGATGATGAGTGCGCCGGCGGCGACGGTGATGCCGCCGATGGCGGAGAGGGCGATGGCCAGCCACTTCGAAGTTTCGATCAAGCCTTTGGACAGGCGCGGGTTTTCGTCGGCCTAGGTGCGCACGGCCTGGACGACGGAGAGGGTCTTGTCGAGGGTGTCGGCGATGGCCGGCTTGAGGTGGCGGCCGAGGTCGCTGGAGAGGTTGGAGAAGGCGTTTTGCGCATTCTCGATGCGGGCGTTGAGGGTGTCGCCCCAGGCGTCGGCTTCGCGCTGCATGGAGCCGAGGGCTTTCTGGTCTTTGACGAGCTGCAGCTGGCGGCGGTATTCGCCGAGGTTGCTGGCCAGCTTGGCGGCGTCGTCGCCGAACTCCTTGCCGAAGAGGCGCGTAGCGGCTTCGAGCTGCTTGTCGCCGGCGAGCGATTTGATCTTTTCGAGGACCGTGATGAGGGTGCCGGTAGCATCCTTGGCCATGGCGCTCTGGACTTGCTTGCCGTCCATGCCGAGCATTGCCATGCCTTCGCGGAAGCGCTTGCTCTGCATGTTTGCGACGGATAGTTCGCGGATCATGGCGTTGGAGGCGCTGGCGGCGACTTCCGGGTTGGCGCCGAGGCTGAGGAAGGTGGAGCCGAGCGCGGCGGCGTCGCGGAAGCTCATGTTGGCCATGTCGGCGGTACCGGCGATGCGCTTCATGACGTCGATGATGTCGCCGCCCTTGGCCAGTGCCTGGTCGATCACGTGGCCGATGGTGTCGCCCATCTGGCGGATGTCCTTGATGGGGACCTTGTAGAGCTGGGACAGCTTGCCGATGTCTTCACCGACCTGGTCGACGGGGAGGTCGAAGGCCTTGGCCATGATGGCGGTGGATTCGGCAAAGATGAGCAGGTTGTCGCGGCCCTGGATGCCCATGCGGGCGCCGCCTTCGACGATCTTGGCGATGTCGGCCGAGGTGCCGGGAAGGCGTTCGCTCATGGCCTTGATGGCGGCGGCCATGTCCCAGTAAGTCTTGGTGACCTTGCCGTTGTCGTCGCGGGCGCCGTCCATCTGGCGGGCGACGCCGAGCATGGCGGTTTCGAAGTCGGCGAAGTCCTTGGCGGATTTGGCGGCGGGCACGCCGACCGCGGCCCCGGCGGCGGTGAGGCCGGCGCCGGCCATGGCGACCTTGCCGGCGCGTTCTCGGGCGTTGCGCAGATCGGCCTGGGCGGCGTGCAGCCGCTTCATCTTCTGGTTTTCGGTATCGAGCGCGGCGGACAGGCGGCGGCTCTGGTTGGCGGCGTCGGCGCTGGCGCTGGCCAGCTGGCGGCGGTGTTCGGCCAGGTTGCGGGTGTCGATGCCGGCGGCCTTGAGCTTTTCAAAGAGGGCCTGCTCGCTGCGGGTGAGCGATTCGTGCTTGTTGCGCAGTTCCTCGCTGCGCCGGGTGAGGGTGGCGAGCTCGCCGGCCATGGCCTTGGTGGGCACGCCGACGGCTTCGATACGCTTCTTGAGGTCGGTGAGTTCGCGCTGGTTCTTGGCGAAGGTGTTGGCGGCGATGGCGGCGTCGCGTTCGACCTTCTTGAAGGCGTCGATGTTGTCGACCGTGCGGTTGAGTTCCTTCATGCGCGCGGTGTTGTCGCGCAGGGCCCGGGCTGCCTTGCCGGCGGCGTCGGTGATGTTCTTGACCGGCCGGACGAATTTGTCGATCGCAGCGAAGACGACCTTGAGTTCGAGGGTGTTGCTCATTGTTCAGCTCCGCTGCGATCGGCCGCCCGCTTGCGCCAGGCGATGAGGTCTTCGATGGGCATGGCGTCGAGTTCCGCCAGCGACCAGTGGAAGATGGCGGCGATGTCGGCCATGAAGTCTTCTATTCGGTGCGGGAGTTCAGGTTCGCTTCCGCCTCCGCAATCAACGAAGGCGGCAGCAAGAAATTTGCGAGGACGGCTCCGAATTGCATCAGGTCGCACGGGTCGATGATGGCCATTTCCTGCGCGGTGATCTGCGGATCGCTGATGCGCGGGATGACCGTGACGATGGCGTCGTTGTGCATCTGGGAGGCGTCGTACAGGCTGACGCCGCGCAGCTGTCCGGAGTGCGGCTTATGCACGGTGACCTGGGTGATTTCCTTATCGCCGCGCTTGAGTGGATAGAAGAGGGTGACTTGCTGACTGGTGGCGGGGGCTGCCATGGTTTCTCCTTGATTCTGCCCAGGGCCACCTCATGAACGGCGGTGGCCCGACTCTCCTTCCTCCCTGCGCTAGCCGTCTGGCAGGGCTGTTCTCTCGGGTGTATGCGTTACGCCAGGCCGATGGCCTTGCGTTGGGCGGCGAGCAGGTCGACGCCGTTGATGGTGCAGATGAAGGCGAGGACGTCGATTTCGACGAGGACTTCGCCATCCACGGTGAGCTTGTAGTAGCTGAGGCTGACCTTGGACTTGGTGGTGCTCTTGTCGCCGACCTTGGCGTTGCCGAAGTCGATTTCGCTGTAGCGGCCGCGGGTGACGATTTCGACGGCCTGGACGTCGCCGGTGTCGTCGCGCTGGTAGGCGCCGGCGTAGCGCACCAGGGCGCCGTTGGCCTTGCCGAGGCCGAATTGTTTGACCTGGTCGATGACGAAGCCGCCGCTGGTGAGTTCGAGCTCGAGCTTTTCCATGCCGAGGTCGATGTCGAGCGGGGCGACCATGCCGCCGCCTTGGAAGGTTTCGAGCTTGCGGGAGAGCTTGGGCAGGCCGACTTCTTCGATGACGCCCATGAGGCTGACGCCGTCGGCGAAGACGTTGAAGTTCTTGAGCTGGTTGGGGAGTGCCATGGTTTTAGGCTCCGATCAGGTTGGCGAAGTCGGCCAGGTAGCGGTCGGTGATGCGCTGGCGGAACATGAGGTTTTCGAGCGGCGGGACCGGGGTGTAGTCGTAGTCGATGTAGAGCTTGCCGTCCTTGAGGGTGACTTCGTCGTTGACGGCGGGGTCGTACCAGGCCTTGCCGTCGATGATGTAGCCGAGGGCCTTGAGTTCGCGGAACTTGGCATTGACGCCTTCGATGATGTCGCGGGCGAGCGATGGGTTGAGTGGCTTGTCGACGGCCCAGAGGTGAGCTTCGGCGATGCTGTCGGCGAGGACCTGGGCGGTGCGGGTGTAGTTTTCGAAGGCGAAGAGCGGGTCGGCGCTGCAGGTGCGGGATCCCCAGAAGCGGAAGCCGTCGCGGCG